GACCGCAAGATGCGTGAAGCTGCTACTAAGGCTTATGACGCTGCCGACAAGACGCCCCCTGCGCCTGCGGTCAAAAAAGCCAAGGGCGGCTCTGTGACCCGTGCCGATGGTTGCATCACCAAGGCCCACACCAAGGGCAAGATGATCACCATGGCTAGTGGCGGGATGTGCTGACATGATGGCAAGTCGCGGCATGGGGGACATCTCCCCTTCAAAGATGCCCAAAGGCAAGCGTAAAGCTCGCCGGGACAACACTGACTTCACGCAATATGCCGAAGGCGGTGAAGTTAAACTCGTGAGTAACTCGTTAAAAAAAGCTGGCTTTTATAAGGCGGGACAAAACAAAAGCAAACGATTAGGTATTATTAATAAAGTAACAACTAAACCCCAGCGGATGGAAATAGTTGATAATTTATTTTTAAATAAAAAATAATCAAAGGCGGTGCCAAATGAAATCTTCTAAACCCAAAGATATAAAGATGGCTGGCGGTGGTTTATATGCCAATATTGCAGCCAAGAAAAAGCGTATTGCTTCAGGTTCTGGCGAAAAAATGCGTAGCGCGGGTTCGGCTGGCGCACCTAAAAAAAGTGACTTTGCCAAAGCAGCTAAGACAGCTTCTTACAAAGAGGGTGGAGAAGCAAAATCCACGGTCAATGCTGCTGGAAATTACACCAAGCCTGAGATGCGCAAGCGTATCTTCAATGCTGTGAAAGCAGAAGCCACAGCGGGTACAGGCGCAGGGCAGTGGTCGGCCCGCAAGGCCCAGATTGTAGCCAAGAGATATAAAGCCGCTGGTGGCGGATATCGAGACTGATATGAAAGCTCCACAAAAGTCCCTGAGCGATTGGGGCAAACAAGATTGGCAGACAAAAAGTGGTAAAAAATCTTCTGAAACTGGTGAGCGATACCTTCCAAAAGCTGCGATCAAAAGTCTCAGCCCTGCTGAGTACGCTGCGACAACCAAAGCCAAAAGAGCAGGAAAAGCCGCAGGCAAACAATTTGTAGCCCAGCCTAAATCAATCGCAAAGAAAACATCAGGATTTAGATAATGGCAACTTCTGGCACCACCGCATTTAACATGGACCTCACGGAAATCGTGGAGGAAGCGTTTGAACGCGCTGGTGGAGAGTTACGCACAGGTTACGACCTTCGGACGGCCAGCCGGTCATTGAACCTCATGTTCTCGCAATGGGCGAACAGAGGTTTAAACATGTTCACCTACGAAGAGGGATCAATCGCTCTCGTGCCGGGACAGTCAACCTACAACTTGCCCGCTGATACGGTAGACCTTCTGGAGCATGTTATCCGTACTGGCGCGGGAAGCGCCTCAACGCAGGCTGACCTGACAATCACACGTATTAGTGTTTCTACTTACGCAACCATCCCAAACAAGCTGACGCAGGCTAGGCCAATCCAAGTTTGGATTGAGCGTTTAAACACTCCTGTAATCCATGTCTGGCCCGTTCCCGACAACTCGCAGACATACACATTCGTGTACTGGCGTCTTCGTCGGATACAAGATGCCGGGACAGGCGTAAACACCATGGACATGCCATTCCGCTTCTATGAGGCAATGACGGCTGGCCTTGCCTACCACTTGGCATTGAAGATTCCAGGCGGCATGGACCGCCTGCAAGTCCTCAAGCAGCAATATGACGAGGCTTGGGAGTTAGCATCAACGGAAGACCGCGAGAAGGCTGCAATCAGACTGGTGCCCCGTAGAATGAGTATTGGTGGGAGCTATTAATGAGCAATCGCTTTGCGTCAGGCAAAAAGGCGATTGCCGAATGCGACCGATGCGGACAGCAATTTAAGCTCAAGAAGCTGAAGACTGAAGTCATCAAGCAGCGCCGGTATGAGCTTTTGGTGTGCCCAACCTGTTGGGACCCGGATCAGCCGCAGTTGATGCTTGGTACATTTCCTGTAGATGACCCGCAAGCCTTGAGGGAATCACGCAGAGATACAACTTACGTGACCTCTGGTTTAAACGTAAGCGGTAATATCTCTGGCGGATCAAGGCAGATTCAATGGGGCTGGGCTCCGGTTGGTGGGTCAAGGCTATTTGATTCTGAACTGACGCCAAATGACTTGGTGGGAGTCGGACAAGTTGGTACAGTAACGGTTGTAATCACATAAGGAGTTTGAAATGGCATACAGCAAAAAACTGATGGGCAAAGAAGTTGGTGACGCAAGCGTTTACGCTGCCCCCCACACAATGGATGGAAAGTCCATGAAGATATCGAATAATCCCGGTAAAGAGCCAAACCGCAGCAATGCAAATACGCTCAGCATGAGTGTTGGGTCATACACCAATCGCCCGGAAGGCGATCCCACCAAGACCAGTGGGATGAAGATTCGCGGGACAGGTGCAGCCACCAAGGGAACCATGGCCCGAGGCCCAATGGCATAAGACATGAACTACGTAGAGCTTAAAGAGAACATCGCCCTCATCTGTGAAAACGAATTTACAGCGGCGGAGTATGCGCTTTTTGCTGAGCAGGCAGAGCAGCGCATATACAACACTGTGCAGCTTGCCAATCTGCGTAAGAATGTTGTAGGCACATTGACGGCAAGTAACAAATACCTTCAAGCACCGACTGACTTCCTCTCTGTGTATTCATTGGCAATCTATCCCGCCGCAGGCGGGAACTATGAGTATCTTCTGAACAAGGATGTGAACTTCATCCGTCAGGCATACCCAAACCCGGCAACCACGGGAAAGCCAAAACATTACGCAATCTTTGGTCCAACATCAAATGATGTCAATGAGTTAAGCTTTATTGTGGGGCCAACTCCTGACGCTTCTTATGCGGCAGAACTGCATTACTACTATTATCCAGAGTCAATTGTTACTGCTGGAGATACGTGGCTTGGCGAGAATTTTGATTCTGCGTTACTAAATGGTGCTTTGGTTGAGGCGATTCGCTACATGAAGGGTGAGGCTGACTTGGTTAAGTTTTACCAAGATATGTACGTGCAGTCTATTACATTGCTCAAGAACCTTGGTGACGGTAAACAACGTGCAGACGCTTATAGAAGCGGTCAGGTCCGCATTCAAGTTAATTAAAGGAGTATGTAATGGCAATCACACAAGCAATGTGTACCTCATTTAAAGTCGGCATCCTTGGCGCTGATTTTAATTTTGATACGGGCACAACCCAAGTATTTAAAATTGCACTGTATACATCAGCGGCCACTTTGAGTGCCGCTACGACTGCTTACACTACATCCAATGAAGTTGTTGGCACTGGGTACACCGCACTTGGCAACACTTTGACAGTCAGTCAAGTACCTACGTCAACGGGCACCACAGCGTTCTTGGACTTTGCGGACACTACATGGTCAACTGCCACCATTACTGCGCGTGGCGCGTTAATCTACCTGTATAACGGAACGACCAATCCTTCGGTTGCTGTGCTGGACTTTGGTAGCGACAAGACCTCAACCGCCGGAAATTTTACGATTCAGTTTCCTGCTGCGGATGCTTCCAACGCGATCCTGCGTATTGCCTAACGGTGGATAGGTGGCTGATGCAACGGTAGCCTTTGAAGGTTGGGGTGCCTCGGGCGTTGCCTGGGGCTCCCAAGGGTGGGGTGTCGGCCATTCAGATGTAACTGCTACTGGCAATGTTGGTACAGTTGCTGTTACCGCAGATGCGAATGTATTTCCTTCGGGCCTTGAGGCCACGGGTCAGGTGGGCACAGTCTCCATTTCGGCTGATGCCAACGTATTTGTAAATGGCGTTTCCGCAACAGGGGAAACCGGCACAGTCACGGTGGTGGCTGAAGCCATCGTCATCCTAACGGGTGTTGAGGCTACTGGGTTTGTTGGCACTTCCACGGTTATTGGCGAGGCCAATGTTTACCCGTCCGGGCTGGAAGCTACAGGCCAAGTTGGCACTGTGGTGGTGCAGGGTAACGCAATTGTGGCAGTTACCGGGGTTGATGGCACCACTCAGCTTGGCACGGTGCAGGTTTCAGGCGAAGCCAACATCTTCCCAATAGGGGTCTTTGCCACAGGCGGGACGGGCACTGTCACCATCGTTGCCGAGGCAATTGTTTTGCCTACTGGGGTTTTTGCTACTGGTCTAGTAGGTCAGGTCAATGTCTGGGGTCAAATAGATGACAGCCAGAATGCCAATTGGGCTCCTATAAATGACGGGCAGACAGCAAGTTGGTCACAAGTTAACGACACACAGAGCGCAAACTGGCAAAATATCAACAATGCTCAAGTACCCGGATGGAGTGCTGTGAGTGATACGCAAACTGCGGGCTGGCAACAAGTTGTCAATTAAAAGGGTAATCAGATGACCACACAATACACACCAACGCTCAAACTGGCGCTTCCAGTCACTGGAGAACTCTCTGGCACATGGGGTGATACTGTCAATGACAACATCACTTCAATGGTTGAGCAAGCCATTGCGGGTCTTTCCACAATCAACACTTGGACAGCCAACGCACACACCCTGACCACAGCCAACGGCACGACCTCCGAGTCACGCTGCGCCATGTTGGTTGCGGCCACTGGCGGCGGTGCCCCAACTGCTGCGGGCGAAATCATCTGCCCTGCCGCAGCCAAGCTCTATGTGTTGCAGAACACCACGGCCTTCGCTATTACCCTGAAGACATCCGCAGGCACGGGCGTGGCAGTTGCTGCTGGCAACACTTCGTTCTTGTTCTGTGATGGCACTAACGTCAACGCCTGCGTAACCACTATTGTTGATGGCAACATCACTGGAAACTTGACTGTAGGTGGCAACGCCACCATCAATGGCAACACCACACTGGGCAATGCGACAAGCGACACCATCACTGCCACGGCCCGGTTCAACACCGACTTACTTCCCTCGACGGACAACGCCCGTGATCTGGGTTCTGCTGCCAACTCATGGAAAGACCTGTACATTGACGGCACCGCAACGATTGCCACCCTAAATGTCACCACGATAGACACAACCAACCTTGAAGTGACAAACATCAAGGCCAAGGACGGTACGGCTTCGATCACTCTGGCCGACACCACTGGTATTGCCACATTCAGTGGTGCTACCGTATTTACGGCTGGCACAGCGGCACTCCCTGCAATCACCACTACAGGCGACACAAACACAGGTATCTTCTTCCCTGCCGCTGACACTATTGCTTTTTCTGAAGGCGGTGTTGAGGCCGCCCGTATTTCCAACGACGGCACATTTCGAGTAAAGGGCGCAGGAACTGCTGGAAGCACTGATGCTTTCCAAGTGGCGGGAACTGCACCAGCGGATTCAATGGTGTTAAATTCAAGTGGAAATTTGGGGGTGGGGACTGCTTCGCCTGCGGCTAAGTTGCATATTGCTGTTGCAAGTGCGGCAGTT